ATATAGTAGTATATAGTAGTATCTATACCATTAGTATCTAAAACAGTGTTAAATCAACTAGTAATAGGTTCCCTTTCTCATCCCTTATCTTTGATACAGAGAATAATAGTACTTAAACCGTTTGCTACGCAAACAATAACTTAATCAAATATTATACTTTTATAAAGTATTTATTCTAATACTAAAAACACTAAATCAATTAGTACATTTCTGCGTAAGTGTAAAGTACTGATTTAATTAATTAAAAGTACTACCACAGTATGTTAGCTCAAGGTAGCACTTACAGTATTAAATTATTTATTTAAAAGCAATTTAACTTTAAGTACTATTATTCTCTGTATCAAAGATAAGGGATGAGAAAGGGAACCTATTACTAGTTGATTTAACACTGTTTTAGATACTAATGGTATAGATACTACTATATACTACTATATACTACTATTATAAGGTACTAGCCCCGCCAGAAGAGTATCTATGATCCAGGGGAGATATACTTAATCAAATGATACCTAATAAAACAATAGTAATAACTAAACTAGTACCTTAACAGCGCCCCGCTTTAGCCGAGTGTTAATAAGTACTAACACAACTAATACCTAAAAGTCGTAGGTATGAAAAGCCTTCTGGTCCAAGGACCAAGAATTCGCCCCATATATAAAAAAAAACAAAAAAAGAGAACTGCTACGGAAGCGCTTTACCTCCGTAGCGGTGCTTTTATTTTATACATGGGGTGAATACTACCATCGAGAACAAACCTACCATCTACCATCCTACCTCCTCCCATCTACCACCTCCATCTACCATCTCGACACTACCACCACCAAACCTATGATACTGTCCCCCGAGAACAAAAGCAGTGGGTGGCGCTACCTTGAGAATTTTATAGTGCTATACCCTTTAAAGGGTTAGAGTATAGCACTTTGTTATACTAGGTTAAGTTCTATTCATACCATTCCTAATTTCATACTCATAATTTGGACCTTTACCTCCTATGTAGTGATTAAGTAGTTTCTGTTTGATTAGTTCGAAGGGAGGGTTAGTTTCACTAACATCTCCTCTTATCTTAATCATGATTACTGTCTCAAAGATCTCCAAACCTTTAGAGACCTGATTGATAGTATCCTTCAATTCAGTCATTAATACTCTCCTTCTTATAGTTAACTACTTCAAACTCATAACCAAATTCAGAGCCATTAGCCCTACTTTCCCTAGCACTATACTCACCTATCCTGGTGCCAGCACTAATCTGGTTACTAATCCTCATTAAAGGTAGCATAGAGGGCTCTGTATTGCCCTTTACCTTAATTATTACTACCGTTTCATCCTTCTCAACATACAACTGCGCCAGTTGGGTTAATTCACTTACATCAATCATTCATCTATCTCCATAGTATCATCATAGTTAACTTCAAACACTAACCCATTAAATTCATGTTCTTCATGGGGTAGTACCTCTATTTGTTTTGGCAGTTTTATCACTGCTACTACTTCATCTTCCATAATAGTACTCCATTTGTTATGCTGGGGTTGCCCCCAGCGGGCTAATTACAGACTTTTCCAAAGATTTATACCCCTACCCCCTCTAGGTCTGGGCTGTCTTAATTTAGGCTTCTCTGGCTCAATATAGGCAGGTCTCTCCCTATTAGTGAGTTCATCCAGCATGTTAGTAATTTGCTCAAGGGCTTCATAAGTATTTACAATATCATCTATACTGTAATCTCTTTGTGCTACCTCCTTAAGTTCTTCGATGATATCCTCTACCATCTTGGGAATTATAGATTTACTCAAATACCACCCCCTCTATTTTCTAGTTAATTTCAACACTAGGGCTACTATCATTAGTGTTATTCCACTACCACTAATAACTATTTGCTCTAGGTCTGTTGGTGCTTCAAACGATGCTATGATTAGCCCTCCAACGAACAGTACTCCAATGATTATACTTCTCATAATACTACTACTCCTTTGTTAGTAGTTATCCCCCTCTACCCTCCGTAGGGGGAGGGGGGGGGGTACTTTAAAACTTCAATGACAATCACTCAATCAATGGTATGAATGAATGAAAAAGGTACTACTTATGACAGTACTTGTTGATTAGATACTATCATATGTAAATACATACTAGCATATAAACATGTAAATGTGTTATCAACTTACTGTATGTCATCGACACCGATCGCCATCGAAATCGACGCATAGACAGTCCATATAGGTTCGATCGAAATCGACACACTTCGATAGTAGTATACATACATATTGTACTACAATAATAGTAGTATTAATTAGTAGTAGTATTAATTAGTAGTAGTATTATATCATCTAGTAGTAGTAGTAGTATTAATTAGTAGTAGTAGTAGTATTATCTCACATAGTATTATCTTATCTACCACCCTTTCCTTCCTTCCTCTTTATGTTTAACTAACTAGTATATAATAAGGTAAGTACTTTATATGTATTTGTCTTATAATATTAGTTAATAAGGGGGTATTATGGTTACACCAATAGTAGTAGAAGATGGTACTATAATTAGTGGTTCTAATAGTTATACTACTGTATCAGGTATAGATATTTATAGCGCCGATTATGGGTTAGATGCTTGGACTGATGAAGAAGTTACTGATGATATAAAGAAACAAGCAGTGTTTAAAAGTATGAGATATTTAGAGAATTTATCGTGGAATGGAAAGAAACTTACGCAATCACAAGATTTACAATTTCCGCGCGAGGAATTATATGATAGGAACAACTATTTAATTCCATCTGATACAGTTCCACAAGAAGTAATAAATGCTCAATGTGAAATAGCAGTATTATGTCTACCTAAAAGTATTATAAATTTACAACCTAACTTAACCAAAGATGACTACACAGCAGAGATTGGTATTACTGGTGCTACAAGAGAGAGATGGGATAATGTTGGTGCTGTAAGATCTATTAGTACAGCAGTTAAGGACATTCTAAAAGGATTAGTAAAGAGCACTTTAAATGTAGAAGTGAAAAGGAGTTAATTATGATAAATGATCCAGCACAATATGACATAAATGTATATCAAGACAGAGACTTTCATAATTCTTTTATTATTAAAGACTTGGCAGGAACATTAGTTGATATATCTGATTGGAATTTAACATCACAGATTAGACCTGCTTATGATAGTGATATATTAATTGCTAATTTTGTTATTACAACCAATGATATATTATCTACTATTACAATTTCATTAACTGATACAGTAACTCAAGCAATTAAGTCTACCAATAAAATATCATCTAGTTCTACTACAACTAGTACCAACATGGTATGGGATTTAGTAGTTAATGATACAGTATCAGGTGAAAGATATACTTTAATTACAGGTATTTGTGATTTCTATGACACAGTAACTAGGAGTATCTAAAATGGTAGATATTAGTTTTGAAGGAATAGTTGTTAAAAATTTATATAAAAATACTGAAACTGACTATCAACTCATTACTAATATTGATAATAGAGCAGTTTATTATCAAGGTTATTTTTATTCGGCAGATCCTGGTGCCAGACCACATAAATGGAGTGGTATTAGACAGTCTGGTTGGAGAGGAGAGTTAGATATAAATTTAGGAGATGCTGACTGGCTCACAAGTTCTGGTGTGGCTCTCCCAGGTGATAAAGTAATATTTGTTTTATGGATGCATGATGAAGACAGATTAGACCCTAGTGTTTTAAATTACATGAGGGGTTGGTTTGAAATTACTATATCAGGTTATACTTCATATGAAATTTATCCAATGATAGCAGAGACTTACATTAGTCATAACTATTTAGATGATATGCCTTTTAGATATGGTATTTTAGATAATGATTATAACTTTGAATATGATAGTACATTAAATGAAACTTATTTACTAGAGCCTTTTTACTGGTATAATCAATTAACAAATACTTATCAATATACTGAAAGTACTATTACTATATCACATGAAGATACTGTTTATGGAGAGGATATTTTCCCCCCGATAACTAGTATCAGAGAGACATTAACATTTGATCCAGAGGGTGATTTTATACAAAGAAATGTAGGTGGAGTTACTACTGACTTTACTCATAGTTTTACTAACTTTCAAAGACATAGTTTAATAAGAACTATCGAATACCTTGTCAGTGGTAGTTATTATGATGGTGAAGATCCAGTAATAATTAGAAATTACTTTATAGAGTTAGTAATAGGAGATCCTGGTAAATTAGATATAAATGTTTATATAGATAGAGACTTTAAACTATTATTAAATACAGATATGGTTGACTTCTGGACATTTAAGGCTAGAATTAAAGAAAGTTTTGCTTCAAATATTGTATTAGCAGAATTTGATATTACTACTGATTTAATAGAAGAAACAGTAACATTAGGACTTACTTCATTAGTTACAAAGAACCTACTCAATGATATTAAAATTAAGTCTAGCACAAGAACTACTGCTAAAAAGTTAGTGTGGGATTTAAAGATAACTAACCCAGTACAAAATACATATAACTTGATTGAGGGTAATTGTCTTGTAAATAATACAGTAACAGAGAGTATTTAATAAATAAAGGAGGACATTATGAGTGATATAGAGATTGTAGTAGAAGAAGAGGCTGATGTTACTATTACAGTAGATACTACTACTGCTTATGTTATAGAAGTACCTGGTTCTGGTGGGGCTAATATGCTTACTACCAAAGGAGATTTACTAGGATATTCAATTCTGCCCGAGAGAATTCCTATTGGTACAGATAATCAGATATTAACAGTTGATAGTGGTACAGCAAATGGTCTTAAATGGGCAGATCCGGCTGAACCAGAAACAGATAAAATATTTGAAGGTGATAGTTCAGTAGAGGTTATAGATGCTGGCACTGGTAGAATTATTTGTACTGTAGATGGAAGAGAAATGCTAACTTTAGAAGAAAGAGGTCAACCCATAACAATGTCTGCTTTAGGTGGTTTTTGTGATGCTGATACTCCTGTTCTATTAGTTAGATCTTTTGGTGGAGTATTTACCAATAAAGGTGCTGTACTTTGGTTAGATACTACAAGAACATCAAGCCCTGTTGATATAGAAGTATTTAGAGTTAAAACTGCTTCTGGTGTTATATTTAGTATTGATAATGCTGGTGGTATAAAAGTAAATAATGGTAATAGAGTTAATGAATTCTCAACTGATACTACATTAGGTGGTAATAGTGATTTAGCCCTGCCAACTGAAAAAGCAGTTAAGACTTATGTAGATGCTGCGGCTGCAAGTGGATTTTCTGATCCAATGACAACTCGTGGAGATATTATATATAAAAACTCTGCTGGTACAACTACAAGATTAGGTGCTGGTTCAACAGACCAGGTTTTAACATCTGATGGTACTGATATATCTTGGGCTGATGGTGGTGGTGGTGGAGGTACTACTTCTCCTTTAACTACAAAGGGCGATATATATACCTATAGTACTGATAATGCTCGTCTTGGGGTAGGTACCAATGATTATGTTCTAACGGCTGACAGCGCTGAAGCAACAGGCTTAAAATGGGCGGCGGCAGCCGGTGGTACGAGTGATAAGATAGAAGAAGGTAATAGTTCAGTAGAAGTAGTTGATACAGGTACTGGTTATATATCATTTACTTTAGATGGTACAGAAAAAGCCAGAATGTCAAGTCTAGGTAGATTTCTAATAGGTGATGGTGTAGATAATCCAAACGGTATCTCTAGTGGATCTCCTGTATTAGCATCAGTAAATGGTAGTGGTCAGGCAGCGCTCTCTGCAAAAACTGTGTCAGCTACTGCTGGGCATTGGGCATTCATGGATTTATGTAGAACACGAGGATCTTTAACTACTCCAGAAGCAGTAGCATCTGGTGATAATATAGCATGTATCGCAGCAAAAGGACATGATGGTAGCGGGTATAAGTATCCATGTCTTCAGGGATTTAAAATAGATGGCACAGTTAGTACTAATGTTGTACCTGGTAAAATAACATTTGATACTCAAGAAACTAACACCAGATATGAACGATTTGTAGTAGATAGTGTTGGGTGTGCTAGACCTGGTGCTGATGACAGTTATGATCTAGGTAGTAGTTCTTATAGATGGGATAATATTTATGCTACTAATGCTACAATACAAACCTCTGATGAAAGAATGAAAACCACAATTTCTGGATCAGATTTAGGATTAGATTTTGTTTGTAATCTAAAACCAGTGTCATATAAATGGAAAAATTATACTATATCAGGTACTGGTTGGGAACAAAATGAAGATAGTGAAGAATTTGAAGATATAGAAGTTCCTTATACAGAAGAAAAAACTTTTAAAAGAACTCATTATGGAATGATTGCTCAAGATGTTCTAAATACAATGGAAGAACTAGAAATATCTACAAATGATTTTGCTGGTTTAATTTATGATCCTGAAGCAGATAGATATGGTTTAAGATATCAAGAATTTATAGCACCAATGATTAAGGCGATACAAGAACAACAAACAACAATAGATGCTCTTACAGCAAGAATAGCAACACTGGAGGCTTAAAATTTTAAAATTATACGGAAACAGTGGGTATTTTCATATACCTAAAACTGGTGGTGGGTCATACATAACAGATTTAGCTAACAAATATGGACCTTATAAACCAATTGAACCTAGTATCGTTAGACGACACGCACACTACAATCTTATCTTACCAGAGAAATATGTAATTGGACGGCACTGTCCACTGGCAGAGATAGTAGAAATATTTGATATAACAACACTAGACAATCTTTCTTGTACAATAAGAAATCCATATGCTACAGCAGTGTCATTATACTTCTGGTTAAGGAGACCTGGTGGGCATGTTAGACTGGCTCAAAACACTCCACATGCTATGGTAGTATTAGAATTAGATTTCGACGATTATATAGATTGGTACATAGAGAATTGGCACTCATTTAAAGAGTGGATCTTTGTTGATGGTAAGATACCAGATAATCTAGAGATCATTAGAATGGAAGATTTGACATACACAGCACATATAAATAAGAGTAACCATAAACCATTTATGGAATACTACAATGAAGAAACTAAAAGAAAGTTATATGAGTTTGATAAATGGTGCTTTGATAGATTTTATAATGAGGAAGAATAAAGGAGGCAAATAATGAAGTATTCATATAATAGATTTACTAATATAGCAAAAAATCAAATAGATAAATATGGTGGTACAGTTTATCTTCATGTACCAGTAGATGGTAAGGTTAATTCTGGTACTGGTCAGACTACATTTAATCAATTAACTATTACAACAAATGGTATTGTTACTGGATTTAGTACTGAAGAAGTTAATAATATCAATGTGTTAGAGAGTGATAGGCAAGTAGTAATTGGTTCAGAAGATGGTAAACCTTTAGTAAATAATACTATAACAGTTGATGATATATTATATAGAATACTAGAGGTAGAGGAAATTAATCCTGGTGTTGATCAACCTATTATTTATAGATTACACATTAGAAATACTGTATTAGCACCAGATTTAGATGGTTTTGTTACTACCTTAAAAGGATTAAATTTAGGTGATCAAGTAATTGATCCTAAATCAATAAGAGATTATCCAGTTTGGGTTAAAGTGGCTAATGATCATCATGCTAAAAATATAACTACCTTGGTTGAATTTAGACCATATTATATAAAACTTTGGGATACTGGTGAACCTTTTGGTGGTAGATGGGTAGACACTGATATGTATAAGTACCTGAATTTAGAGTATTTAAGTAAATTATCAATAAATCTTAATGAAATATTAAATAGTGTTTCTTTAGAAACTAATACTTATTTCTCAAGCGAGAAAATTAGTTTATTATCTAAAGAAGAATTAGATGGTATACCTACAGCAGATGGTAGTAGTGGTAAACAAATAAATTATTTTAATTCACCTATAAGAAGAGTAGCAGTTGATCAAGCATCTTTAGTTAATGCTGTTTATTGGACTAGAGACCATACTGCTTTTGAAAAGGCTTCAGCAGTTGATGAAGAGGGTTATTTACAAAGTAGAGATGCTGATTTAGTTTATTCTGTGCGGGCTATGATTTTTCTTCAAGACACCCAACTAGTTAAACTTAATGACGATGGAATTACTTATAACTTGGTTTATTAATACTATATAGGAGGTGCTATTATCGAAATTGAAAGAAGAACTAATCTAGACCTACGCAATAGAATTGATGGTAACTACCATTCACTAGTTTTAGCGGAGTTGAAAGATATTAAACAAGAATTAAGAGGAGAACTAAAAGCAATTAGAGGAGAATTAAGAGATATTAGATCTGAACAGTTATTATCTGCTAAAGAATGTGGTATAAAACATAATCAAATAAGTACTAATTTCTTACCTATTAATACTTTTTGGAAAGTATTTAGTATTATTATATTTATGTTGTTAGGTTCTTATACATATACTACAATCATATACCAGATGTTATCTAATTAAATGACAAATAATTAACATTAGTTATTTCATAACATTCTTTACCACCAAAACAAGGGTTCCTTATTATAGGAGCCTTTGTTATTTCTTCTTTGCCTACAACGAAGTATTTGGTACCTACAATGAAGATTAAAGTATTCTGACCCTGTAGTATTCGTTTTCCTTTATTGATCTTAATATGATATGTTTTGCGCTTCCCAGCACGAGATACTTGTACTTCTACCAATTTACCATTCACTTCTAAATCAGCACTCGTTGTTATCTTTGTTCTACCCGATCTAACTATCCTGTTATTTGCGTCAGAACCTACTCTTTTAGCGACATAGCCCTTGGTTTGATACCACAGCACCAGTAGGTCTTCAAAAAGCGTTCCTTCGATCAAATCATACAGGTATTCTTCATTTGTGCGTCTGTCCTTAAAGAATTTATTTAAATCCCAAGGTGTTTCATCTAGTAATTCATCTATTAATCTTATAGTAGCATTATCTAATATATTTTTTACTTCTCCTTTATCAATGTTCCAATCATTATGTATGTTCTTATACTTTTCATAGAAAGTTTCCAATTTTCATATTACCGCCTTAAGTTATTGTAATTCTTAAATCGGTAAATCTATATAAAACCCTCTCTCGTTAGTTTTAAGGACTATTTAAGAGAGGTTTAGGTATTATGGTATATGGTAGTATCAGTTTCAACTAAACATCAAAATTAGGCTACTTTCTGAATGGTGTTATCCCCCTACGCAAGAATGCTAAATGCTCAATTCTTTCCCAATCTAGATCATTATATTCCTCCATTGTTTTATCTTCTTGAATTAGTGCCAGCTCCGTATTAATTTGAAACAGATAAAATTCTACTTTATCTTGTACTTCCTTATTAAAAATTGCTTCCATAATTAGTTTCTCCAGTTATCATTGTTTAAGTTAAAAGTTCTAATTTTTCAGTTTTTAAATTACTGAAGCAAAGATACTTATTTTTTAAAGTACCTATTGCTTAAGTGTTTTTTTCTTTATCAAAATATCAAAAATCTCTTTAATACTAATTGAGTTAATACTAGTAGTATTAATTTATTAGTATTTAATCTTATTAGTTATTATATGTACTCCCATTTGCCCACTGTTACAGTACTCCCATTTGCCCACAATGTCCTAGAACTTACTCGCAAAGTACTCTTCCTCTATTTTTCCATCTACCATTCTCCAATTCCCAAAAACATAAACATTTTGTGGTTTGGGTTTACCAGGAATAGGTAAAGGTATAATTTTTATCCAGCCATTATCTCTTAATATATTATTGAACTCTGTTACATTCTTTGTACGCATATTAAATTCTTTAGCCATTTCTCTAACACCCATGCTCATAACTAGAAGCCCATTATTGTAGAACTTCTCTTTTAATGGATAGTTTTTATGATCTACCCATCCTTTTCTAACTATTCTACAACGCATATTAAGGTACATTACAAGCGGACTAACTGATTTACCGAATATTCCACCTGTATTGTCCCTAACATCAGTGTATGGTATCTTTAAATTGATCCAGAAGTTCTTTTTATCAAACTCATTAAACTCATTCATTGCTTCACTTACACTCATTTTTTTGTCACTCATATCTTCTCTCCTTTAATTTGGTAAGGTCTTAAGTTCCACAAAGGACATTCCTTGGCAGTACAAAATTTTACTTCATTTATTTGTCCACAACAACAATCGAAACAATAAGCATTTACAGCAAATCTTAAACTTCTAGGATTAGCCTTTGCTTTTTCAATTGGATTTAGTATTTTTACTTCACCTCTTTTTAATTTCTCTAAATATACTGCTCGCCCTTGCTCTAATTTCAAATTCTTGGTCATTTTATCCTTCCTCCTGCCGTGTGAAATTTTATTTGGTTTAAAACTGGTATCCTACTATCAATTAAATACTAATGCTATTTTTTATCGGGCTCCTGATGAGTTTAATTAAATATAATCATGTTTTATTAATTGTCAATAAGTAATTCTCTAACTTTTTTTTGGTATCTAATCATCCCTTCTCTAATTTTATTTTTAGTTTCTTCATCTCTTGGTACACCCATTTTAGATTTACTTATACTTTTTTTTGCTTCATCACTTAATCTATAACCCGCTGGTCTACCTACTTTTTTAGTTTCACTCATGTTAATACTCCTTTTTAATAATTTAACTCCATATACATATAGAGGTTACATTAATAATTACTCTTTTTCAATGTTATTTTTGATTAAGTATTTTTTTGCTGGTGAATTAAACATATATAATTCCCTATCCATACCTTGTTCTGCCTCATATCTTTTAATAACTGCTTTAGTCAGATCATCAAACTGTCCTAGATAAATTGGTTTTTTATCAATTGTTATAGAACAAATCCATTTTTTCTTTTTCTTACTCCAAGTAACACCTGATACTCCTGATCTTATATCTTCCATAATGTATCTCCTTTTTAGGTAATAAAAAAGGGGGCTAACAAATGAGTATTAGCCCCCTTTGGAGGAAAGAAGGTATGACACCCGCTCTATATATAACAAGGTTACTTAATTAACTTAATCAAGAACCTTTAATAACACTATGATACTCTTCAGCACCATAATCAAGACCCCACTGACCATAAATCATACCAGTTCTGGCTGCGGCAGCGTCAGCTTTTTCTTCGTAATAAAGATTTCCTTTACCAAATACAGGACACCAAACATTACTTACAATGCCCATATTGATGAAGAATATTTTATCACTAGGTACATCAAAATCTACTGCGATTGGGAACTCACCGAAGTCAGTAACCAACATTTGAACATCAACACCACCGATCTTACGATCTCTAGGTTGTGTTTGTAGATTAAGAGAATACAAGTTAGAAAGTGCTACCTTGGTAGCCCCACCTACCCAAATTACTGTGTTACTCATATCAATACCACTATCAAAAACAGATACTAAATGAGTATCCATTTCTGTTTTAGAGATACCTGTAATTGCTCCAGAAATAGTAGTTTCATTAGTAGTAATAGCCTCATTAAGACCTCTGGTAGTACTTGCTACACCAGCGTTGGTTGCTCGAGCATATGTACCATTCCAACAAGAATAGTTCATATCTCTATAAATTTGTTTTAGTACGGTATTAGTATTCCATTCATGAACATCTGCGATCATATTTTCTCCACCGATGCTTCCATAATCAGAACTATTACCGATTTGTTTGTTCCAGTCAGAGAGCATTTTGTTAGAAGTTCTAACATACTCTTGTATAATCTGACATGTATTGACATCCTGATCTCTAGTAAAATTACTGAAGGCTACAGGTGCTGTCACTGATGCTGTTTCAGAAATTGAAGGTTGAGTACCAGACGCAAGAGTTGCTGATGAACTCAATGCGAATTCAAAGTTGTTTGTTAATTTCCCACCTGTACCAAGTGATGCCAGGAAAGGATTTGAATAATTTTTAAAAAGATAAAGTTCCCCTGCGTACTGCGGGAACGATGCTGTAGTTGCTATTGCCATGATTGTTCTCCTTATTTGTTTAGTATTTTATTTTTTGCTCTAATTAATCCTAGTGTATCATTACTCTCTAGTGCTTTTTTTAATTGACCTTGGTAACTGTTTGGATCAGCATTTCCTAAATTACTTTGAGAGCCACTACCTGACTTACCAGAACCATTGTAAAATCTAGGTTTTAACTTCTTGTAATCTGTCTTAAAATACTTCTCCAATGACTGTCCCGTCATATCACCATCAGCATCAACTACTACGACACCTCCTGTGTCATCTAACGCAAAGTTCCCCTTTGTTAGAGCCATAACATCATCAATATACTCTGGGTCAACTCCTGCCCCCAAAGCAACGCTTCTAACCTTACTACCTACTTTCATATTCTTGATAGTTGATTGAGCATCTTTTAATTGACTTTGTAACTCTTCGTCAGTGTGTGTTGGTTCTTGTTTCTTACTCGCTATTTTCTCTAATTTCTTGCGAGCATTTCTTTCTTTTGTCAATGCTGATTGTAATCCAGATATGTTGATATCAAAAGTCCCTTCTGAATTCTCAACATAAAGGGCGTGATAGGTCTCATCAACCCCTTCCAGTGTACTTACATTTTCTTCTAATGGCATAATTTTGTCCTCCCGACAATTTAATTTATTTTATTCTACTCTTGGTTTACCTGTATCCAGGTTATCCGCTTCACCATCACCAACAATCTGTTTGCCAAACTCGTCAGTATAGGCTTGAGATGCTGTTAATGATGCTTCTGCTTTTAATTTATTTATTTCTTCTTCACTATCAAAATCTTCTGCTAATATATTCCTTCTAACATATTCCTTGTGTAATGTTTCTCTTGATATACTACCATTTTGACGCATCTTCAGTAAGATATTTGCTTCAGAACCATCTTTTATATGTAATCCAAAGTCAGTATTAACCATTGCTTTTCCTTCGCGAGTTATATCTTCCCAATCCATCATCATATAATTAACATTAGTAATCATTTCTTGTAGTTTAATAGCCAATACTTGTAATGAACTATTAGCATCTGAAACATCTAGTGATCTACTGGTTGCTGTATCACTTGATTTATTAATCATTTCTAAACTTTCTACATACATTCTATCTTCTAGATCATGTATTTCAACAATACCTGCCTCAATAGCCTTACCAGTGTGTTCTACATAACTTAATTCACTGTTTGGAGGTCCTAGTATAGCAGAGTTACCACCAACAGTTAACTGGTCGTTATCGTTAAATCCTGTGCCGTATAGAATTGGAACCCGCGCAACATGTGTTATATTCATCTGATCTGACATTGACTGCCAATGAGCCCTATTTAAATTAGCAAGGTTTTGTAAAGGACTTTCTCCAGCACAAAAGCCAAACTTCTTACCATATAATGGTACAATAGGTATATAAGGTAATTTAGTTTCCCCGCTATCAATTAAATTCCAAGCATTATTATTATCTGTTTGATAAAGTTCCCATCTACCAGGATAAAGTACTCTAATTTGTTCAATTGATTTAGTACCCCACTCTCCATCAGATACTTCTACAGTTTCTAGTATATGTAATCTAGTTAATACTACTCTACCATTAATAACTGCTGGTACAGCATTAATTACTTGCTCACCTTTAATATGAACACAGTATGGTCTTAAATTAGTGTTTAACTCTTCTGCTAGGGTCATATCACCCATAGTCCTTGGATAGTCAACATAGACATAACTAATGCCCTTTATCAACATATCTCTAAACACTTCTCTATAGAAACTATTGACATTATCACCCATAAGGTTTAAATTCTTATTAAAGTCTTTTATCTCATCAGGTGTGTCCTCACTCAAAGCAATTGGTTTATTAAATACTCTACCAGTATGATTTTCTACAGCCCAAGAATAAAAGTTCTTTAATGTGCTTCTGTTTAACCTATTTGTATACTGTTTATCATTTTCCATAGGTTCTTGTGGTAAATATTTTCTACCAGCTAACTTCATAGCACTTTCACCACCAATAAGTGTATTAGGTAGTTCCCAATTTTGTTCCATTCTTACATACAAATCAGAAGGGGATGCTACTGAAGTTGTATTATTTATAATTATATCCATAACTCCTCCTATATTAGATTATTAGTGGCGAAATTCTTAATGGTGCTCTATTTGTCTGACAAACATACCTAGTTTCATCAGCAATATGATCTTCACTGTTTGTATCTATATCTTCCACATTCTTTTCATCTCTCATAAGTGTTGGTACTGTTCTTATCCAATCCCTACAAGTTTCAAATATCCAGATACCAGCACTTTCAGGTACATCTTTCTTTGCTTCAGCCATCAGTCTTATAACATTCTGCCAACCAGCCACTCGTTCATTATCTGCTGGCATAAATGGAAGTCTGACTACTTTATTAAACTGTTTCTGAATACTAGGTCCAGATTGATCTTTAAATATGGCTGGATCAGCAATCCATTGTGAAACATTTAGATTTTTAACTCGTTCATGAATACCTAATGCTAGTTTCTCATTATCTAATCTTAAACCTTTGTCTGGTATAGTAACACCTCTATTATCCTTCTTTGCTATATACCACTCATTAACTCTTATTAAACTGCCTTTAGGATAACTTCTACCATCTTCTAATACTGAACCATCACTCTTAACCCAAATACCTAAAGAACCAGGCTTCTGACTTCCCCAATCAAACCCTATGATGTACTGCCAAGTCTCTGGTACTATAAAAGGTTTAATAATATGTTTGCTAGGGTCCCATATACCTTCAAAGTACCCTCCGGCTGCGATATCCCAGTCTCCATCCAACCAAGCCTTCCTTTTGTGTGGGTCCTCAATACTTTCTAAATTTCTTAAATAATCTGGATCAGCCCTTAATAAAATTCTATTCTCTCTTATGTGCCCATGTAATCTCATTCTAATTTGACCACTCTCATTGTATATCTTTGTCATTGGTGGCGCGGGGTCAATGAAATATCTTTTAACCCAATTATGCCCAACTCCCCAAGGATTACAAGTACTTCTATATTTAATAGGAACACCTGTAGTACTACATCTATTACAAGCCTTCATACTCTCATAACATTCAGAAGTAGGCCAATTAGTAAGTTCTTCCCATCCAATCCAAGGATATTCATGCCCATGGTAGTTCCAGTAATCATCCGCTCTTTTAATATGTCTAAATAAAAGTTCTTCTCCGTCACCAAAAACCCACTTTATCACACCATTTGATCCAAGAAATCTAGCATCAGGATACAATTGTGAATAGTACTTCTTTGTTCTACTAATAACATCTGATAATTGAGGAAAACTTTCTCTAAATAATACTCCTCTATAAGCAGAACCATGTCCTTTACCAACGCCCTGTAAGAAGTCCATAATCAATGCGTCTGTCTTACCTGGACCTCTAGTACCCTCATAGAGTACTTCCTTATAAGGACAAGACATAAAGGCTGTCTGTGAACCAGGCTGGGGCATCCATATAATCTTATCATTTCCCATTCTTCTCTTCCCACTGTTTCTCCCAATCTTCTGGTGAAGTGTTAGGTGTTAATACTATTGGGTTCTTCTTCTCACTAGTCTCTAAATGTCTTTTATCTATAAAATCACATTCAGATCTACCTAACATCTCTGATGCTTTAATCCTTTGTCCTACTGGGTAAGATGGGTCGTTCATAATTCTTGTCCAAAACATCTGCCTATCTATTTTAGTTGCTATTACTTCACTTGATACAGGTTCCTCTTGATACATCTTAATCAAATCTTGTACTCTCTCATTATGTTTCATTACCTGTAGTGTTCTATGAAAATGCTTTTTGTTATATCCTGCCTGCTCCAATGCTTTAATTTTTTCCATCCCGGCTGAAACAAGTCTGGCATAGTTTTTTTGCCTCTGGGTCAGTCTCCCACTGTCGTGCCCATTACTAACCATAATACCCCCTTATTAACTAATATTATAAGACAAATACATATAAAGTACTTACCTTATTATATACTAGTTAGTTAAACATAAAGAGGAAGGAAGGAAAGGGTGGTAGATAA